GAAGATGAACTGTGATTAGTAGCAAAGAGTAGTAACCACTTAGCCATGTTCCTAGTTGGAACAGTAAACATAGTAGTCTTAGTATTAGCTACTAAGTCCTTGCCTACGGAATGTGGTCTACTCATTTAAGTACCAAAGTTAACAAGGTTATAATAATGAATCCAGCAGTGCCTAGGAGAATCTGTTCTAGTCTCTTTAGTCTAGCGTGTATCTGTTCGTATCGAACCTTACAGACTTCTTCGTGGCTTAGGAGTTTTAATTCTGCTTCTGTCACGGTAGTGTCCTCACATAGTCTTTAGCGTTAGTCATCACATTCCCATCGGCATCTTGCAGTTCTGCACCAGCTTTAATGTGTGCTTGAAACTCAGGGTTTTCTGCGATGCAAGTTACTCGGCATAATCCATCATCATCAATACGAGCAAAAATGGTTTGTCCGTCAACAATTGAATGTATTTTGTAAATCATAGTTCTGCGCTCCATGCAAGAAAACCATTTCCGCTTACCGTTACCACGCTTCCACCATGACCAGCGGTTAAACCAGAACTAACCGTAAAATTTACTTGCCACATATCGGCTGTTGTTCTTGAACTAAAAGTAGGAACTGCGGAACAAGCAACACTTGAAGTTCCATTCCAGTTGTAATCACTTGCGGTTCCGCTTTGACTTAGCGCAGTAGGAGTTGCTCGCAATCTAATTGGGAAACTTCCATAACCACCAAAAGATGTAGTGGAATCTGCAAAGGCGCCGACTGCGATAACTCCTGTGGCTACGGTTGTAGTTTTATAATAATACCTCTGACACAAAGCTAATTCAGTTCCATAAGGTCTGTAATCAAAGCTAGTAGCTGTAGAGCCTACCTCAAGCTGAACTCCTGTGACATACCATGTAGCTCCGTTTGTTTCGGCAAGTTTTACATCTCCAGTTGCTCCACGAAAATCTGAACTAGCCCACGCACCAGCAGTTCCTAACAAATCAGAACCCATGCCCAAATCAAAAGTTATTGAAAGACCAATTTCGTTATTTGTTACCCAAGTTCCGCTAGTATCACCAGCAACAGTTATTGATTTTTGTTCCCAAGTGTTTGCGGATGAAATTGTGTATTGAAATGGATAAGCACGATTTTGAGCATTGTTTTGCATAGAACCGCCAAATGTGCCAGTAAGGCTAGAACGCACCCAAAAAGATAAAGTTACTGTTCTAGCATTAGCTGTACCCCACATTAAGTCTGCTGTGTTAAATCCCTCAATTCTTTGAACTAATTGACACCGAGTAGCAGAGCTTGGGGAAGCAGAAGTTGTTACAGTTAACAATAATGAATTAACAAAACCAGTAGGAGCTGTTGTGCTTTGTTGTGCTGAAAAAGCCATTGAGCCATTTTCAAAAAATTGCCATCTATCTAACAAATACTGTGCTGTTCCAGCTCCAGCATTAGCAACACTAGCACCAGCATTACGCTGGTCAATCACCATCGCACCATTGATGATGCGATTCTTCATATTAACGGATGGAGTTACCGCATTAGCAGTAATTGTTCCGTTATACATTGGGGTCTGTATGCCAGTATCCCCATTTAGCGTAATAGGCATTATGCTAACTCCTCATCTGTTGGTCTTGGCAAAGTTGGGTGTTCCCACTTAGCGATGTAGTCGCCTTTGCCATCTGAATCGTTTTGTAGTGTGATTACAGTCATAAAGTCTTTGTCTGTAAGGCTAGGATATAAAGCCATGATTTTGTCGTATAAATTCATTATGCACTCCGAACCATTGAACCACTAAAATTTGTTTCTGTAGTTCCAGCATTTTGTGTTGTTGAAAACAAACCATACAGTTCAACATAGTCTGTAGAACCATTTAAATAAACAATAGAAGAAACAGAAACAATAGCTGCATTAGTTAACACATATACACCTTGTTTAAAAGCACTTCCATTTTTATAAATGGCACATCTAGCATTACAAGCACTTGAACCAATAGCAAATGTTCCATTTAACTGGTAATAGCCAGCTACAGTTGGTGTAAAACGGCTTGATGCAAAATTGCTATTAGTGTCAAATTCTTCAACATCTAAAGTAACTTTAGTCCAAGTATTTGAAGTAAAACTTTGTGTGCTGTTTAAATAAGCACTAAACGCTGGCATATTACCGCTAACCATTGCTGTGCCTGTTACCGATGGCACAGTAACTAAGTTACCAGTTCCTGATGCTAACTGTAATACACCTGAGTTATCAGCAGATTGGGTTAAGCCTGATGAAGTTGTGGCTGTAATGATTGAAGCCATTATGCTACTCCCTTCGGATACTTAGCCTTGACCGCCAAGCAGTCAGCAATGTATTTATCAATCTGTGCTTGGTCACCTTTTACTACACCATCAATGTAATCGGTGATGGGTGGGTATTCTGATGCTCGTTTAGCAATATAAGCATGAGCATCAACATAAGCCTGTACTGCAGATTTATCGTATGCGACTTCTTTGCCGTCTGCATCGTAAGCAACATCGCCATTGGTGTAAAGGACTTGTGGGTATAGTTTATATATAGCATCCATTATGCGGCAATCTCCATTAAGACGATTGATGATGCAGTTCTAACTCTTGTTGAACTATCTGTGTCATCACCAGTTGCACCAATTCTTACTGTGTTTCCAGCAGTTTGTAACGCTTGAAGTTTATATGTTATTGCCGATGTAGTTGCTGGAGAATCTACAAATTGTGCGGAAGCTGGAGTTATAAACCCATTATCTTGACTAAATCCATAAGTAAGATTTAATGCTCTAGTTCTGCTACCAGCCGCATCGCCAACATAAACAGCAGTTGAATCACGCAATATTCTTGTTTGCGGATAACCAGCACCACTATTAGCAGAAAAACAAAAACTAATCATTACAAGTATTTTGCTTGATGCAGATGATGGTGTAATAGAAGCAGTAAGACCAGTAACATCCACAAAAGAAGAAGAAGTAGTTGTAAATACATCGGTTTTAGTTACATTTACCACTTGAATCACATTACCAGCTTTAGGTGATGTAGTCGTAAGAACTGTTCCTGATACGGCTGGCAAGTCTAATACAGTAGTACCAGCAATCGCTGGTTCTTGTAATGTAACGCTACCCGATGTTGAACCTTGTAAGACAATAGACATATCTTATCCTTATAGAACTACCCAACGACTACCAGAACTTACAGTAACAGTAACTCCACTATTGACTGTAACTGCACCAGTACTCATTGCATTTTGACCAGAAGCGATTGTGTAGTCTGCTGCGATGGTTGCACTATTAGCAATGATTCCATTCGTAGCAACTAACTGAGAAGCCTTTAACTCACCAGTACTTGGCTTATATAATAACTTAGCATTGGATGTGTATACAGTTGTAGGAGTTCCAGTAGTTGCAGCAGCAAACATTGGATATAAATCACTAGCAGTGCTTGTATCGTTACTAAGAGCTGCTCCTCCTTGAACAGAGGAAGTGCTTATTGCAGTGATTAAACCTTTACCGTTGACTGTGATTACAGGAACAGCAGTAGAACTACCAAATGAACCAGTGTTGGAGTTTACTGTTGCAAGAGTTGCGTTAGTGATTGCAGTGCCAGTATTGCCTGACATTGTGAGATCGCCACCAGTAACTGATATAGAACCAGAAACTGAAGCAGTAGATACTGCAGTGATTAAGCCTTTACCATTAACTGTAATAACTGGAACAGCAGTTGATGAGCCAAAAGAGCCAGTGTTGCTATTAACTGTAGCAAGTGTTAAAGAGCTTGAACCAGCACTGCTGGAAGCGTCTCCAGAGAATGCTGGAAGTCGTCCTGCGTCAAGAGTACCGCTAGAGATATTAGAAGCATTTAGCGATGTTAGGGAAGCACCAGAGCCACTAGGACTTAGAACATCCGTACCGATAGCCACACCTAAGTTAGTTCTGGCAGTAGATGTGTTTGTTAAATCAGAAAGGTTATTAGCCTTAGTTAGGAATGTAGTGCCAGAGGAATAAGCATCAACCCAAGCAGAGCCTGTGTATACCTTCATTGCTCCAGATACAGAGTTGAAGTATAACGATCCAGCTACTAAGGCATTACCATCATTGTCTAATGTAGGATCAGAAGTTTTAGATCCTAAGTAACGATCATCAAAGTTATCGTATGCTGTTAAGGTTTGATCTCTTGCTGTCTCAGCAGCAGTCTGAGCGTTAGCAGCGTTAGTCGCTGAAGTAGCTGCGTTGCTTGCAGAAGTACTTGCATTAGATGCAGACGTAGAAGCCGCAGAAGCTGAATTACTTGCGTTAGTTGCTGAGGTGCTTGCTGCGGAAGCTGAGTTACTAGCGTTGGTTGCTGAAGTAGACGCAGCAGATGCTGAGTTACTTGCATTAGTAGCGGAAGTAGAAGCTGCACTAGCAGAACTTGCAGCGTTAGTTGCAGCAGTTTCAGCGTTTGTCTCTGCTGTTTCTGCGTTAGTCTCTGCAGTCTCTGCATTAGTTTCTGCTGTTTCTGCGTTAGTCTCTGCTAATTCAGCAGCTACTTGAGCTGCCTCTGCAGCAGCCTGTGCAGCAATAGCAGCGTCTTTAGCAGCGAGGGCTAAGAGTACTTCACTTGCAGCATCATTAACTGCATCGCCCGGACCGCCGGGTCCTCGATAAATAGCCAAGGTCTATCTCCTTATTTGTCTTAATACACTCATCGAATGCACTAAGACAAAACTCCCCAGCCAAAGCCAGAGAGTCTTGAAGCCAATATTAGGCGTTTACTGCGAGAACAAAACCAGTCTCAGGACGTAATGTCTTTGTACCGAAGAGAGTATCTGCGGTATAGAGAGTGGAGAGGTACTCTTGCTTGTACTGAACTTGTGAACGAACACCGAGTTGCTCAGCCAAAACCATCGTATCTTTGTGAGCCAAGATAGCTGCTTTGATGTCGCCACCGTTAGTTGCAGTATTCTCAGAATCAGTTTCGATAACTGGGCAGTTGCTGGTTACATAGATGTCGATACCATAAAGCGTACCGATTTGACCGTTCTGAACACCACGACCATCAACGAAGTCAGAGCTGTTATAACGATCTACACCCATGATAGCTGCACGGAGTGATGGAGGAATTGCAAAGAAGCGACCATCCATTGGAGTGTCAGCATCGTCCATCAACTTGATCAAGGCACGAAAGCCAGCATCAGTAAATACGTCGGCAGGAACTACAGTGTCATCAGCGTAAGCTGTGAGACCAGTAGAAGCGTCGATGTAATAGCTGTTGCTATGTGTCCAGTCAGTTGTACCGTTACCAAAGGTTTTGCCTAAAGCAAACAAGGTGTCATCAACCTTCTTAGCTAAAGCATAGCCAGCGTCGTCAGTGTAGAAACGACGTAGGGAAGCCAAAGCCTGAACTTCGACGATGTCCTCAATGAAGCGTGAGTACTCGAAGTGCTGGTCGATAGAGACTAATACTTCGGTCTCGGTGTCAGCTTGGATGGTAACTGTTGTGTTAGCAGCTTTAGCAGTTGCTACACCACGAGTTGGCTTAGGAATATGAAGAGTATCACCCTTCTTACCACGCATAGACATCTTGTTAACCAAGTTAGCTAATACGAGGCTCTTTTTGTAAGCAGCTACTACTTCGTCACTCCAAATCTCTGGAATAAACTTATCTGCTTGTGTTTTTGCTACGATTGAACCGGATCCACCGGGATATGCTGCTGTTGCCATTTTATAAATCTCCTAAATTATTAAGTTTTACTTAACTCGCCCTTCGTTATAAGCCGCAAGAATTTCGTCTTGCAATGCCATGTAACGATCTGGGTCTGTCATTCTCAGTTTGATAAGGTCAGCTCTTCGATAAATCTTTCTAGTGCTTTCCCCGCTACCGCCTGTATCGACTGCTGCGGCACGCAATGCCGTATCTTGAGTTTTAGCCTGTGCTTCTGCTGCTTGCGTCTTCTTCTCGTTAGACTGAGTACCTTTAAT